CGACATCATCAAGAAGCACATCGAAATCTACCTGGAGAAGGACAATGCGCCAAGTTAATGCCCTCGTCTTGAACGACGTTCACATCGGTGCCGTGCGTACCACCGGCACCACCCTCGCCACCCGCGCCGCGATCCAGCAGTACCTGCTGGACGAGCTGGAGAAGCTGATCCAGGCGTACAAGGAACTGATTGTCAACGGCGACCTGTTCGACGCATTCGACGTGGACTCCGGCCAGCTCCTGGCCCTGTACATGATCCTGCACGCCTGGCTCTCCGCTGACCGTGAGCGCATCCTCGACCTCGTCCTGGGCAACCACGACATCGCCAAGAACAGCCAGCGCACCAGCTCGTTCGCCATGCTGTGCGCCCTGCTGACCGCCAACTTCCCGGCCCAGGTCAACGTCCGCGACAAGGGTCTGGAGCAGATCGGCCACAAAGTATGGGTGATCCCACACTGCTTGAACCAGGACGCTTTCGATGTCGAGCTGCGCCGCGCCCTGGAGGATGTCACCGAGCCTGGCCTCCTCCTGCTGCACGCCAACTTCGACAACAACTTCGCCGTCGAATCCGACCACTCGCTGAACGTGAGCGAGGAGTGGGCGCGTGCCCTGATCAAGTCGGGCTGGACGCTGGTCTTCGCCCACGAGCACCAGCGCCGCACCGCCATGGCTGGCCAGGTCATCATCCTGGGCAACCAGTGGCCAACCTCGATTGCCGACTGCCTTGCCCATGGCCAGGCCCAGAAGGACGGCAAGAAGTTCGCCCACTTCATCGAGACTCAGGAGGACTTCGGCACCGAGCAGACCACGGTCACGATCCGTGCCCTGCCAGAGCCGACCTGGCAGGCTGAGGGCGACTTCGCCGTCATGAACTGGACGGACCTTGCCCCTACCCAGTGTAGGTTCGTCCGGATCGAGGGCACCGCCACCGCCGCCGAAGCTGCCGACGTGATGAACGCTGTCGCTCGCTACCGCCAGAACAGCAAGGCCCTGATCGTCACCAACTCGGTCAACGTGTCGGGCATTGCCGGTGTCAGTGAGATGGCCCAGGTGAACATCGAGAGCCTCCAGAAGGTGGACGTGCTCAAGTCGCTGTGCGCCAAGCTGACCAAGCCTGAAGCCGAAGTCGTCCACAAAATGCTCGAACCCGCAGAAAAGAAGGAAGAAGGAAAATGCTGATCTCCCTCCACATGAAGAACTGGCGCAAACACGTTGACCGCACCATCGTGTTTTCCAATGGCCTGAACGCTGTGCGCGGCCCGAACGAGGGCGGCAAAACCTCCCTGCTGCTGGCCATCGCCTACGCCCTGTGGGGCATCAAGGCGATGCCGCTGCCGCTGGCCGAGATGGTCACCTACGGCCTGGCCGAGAAGGAGGCCAAGGTCACCCTGGTGATGAAGAAGGGCGACAGCATGTACAGCTTCACCCGGCACAAGAACGGTGCCGAGTGCCTGCACGACGGCGGCACCGTCACCGGCCAGGACGAGGTCAGCAAGTTCGCCTCGGCCCTCCTGGGTGCCGATGCCCAGACCGCGATGAAGCTGATGTTCGCCCCGCAAGGTGAACTCCGCGGTGCCTTGCAGGCTGGCCCCACGGCGATCTCCCAGTACATCGAAGACATGTCGGGCATGGACTTGTTCGACCGCCTGATGGACGCCTTCAACGAGCGCCTGACCACCGGCCCGACCACGAAGCTGGACAACGAAGTCAGCGACCTGGAAGCCAAGCTCGAAGCCGGTGGCCCGACGCCACCCGATACGACCGAGGTCGATGCGAAGATCAGCGCCCTGTCGCACGCCGACCAGGGCCTGCAACGCACCTTGACCATGGCCGAGGAGGTGGCGAAGAAGGCGAACGACGACTACACCGAGCAGAAGGCCGCTGCCGACGTTCGCACCCGTGCCCTGGCCAGCCTGGAGGCCGCGCAGGGTGCCCTGGAGCGGAAGAAGTACGCTCGTGACCAGGACGCCGTCACTGCTGCCGTCGAGGTGGATGAGCGCCGCATCCCGCTGCTGGAGGAAGGCATCCGTGACGAACAGGCCCAGGAAGCCCGCAGATCGGCCCACACGGCGTTTTCTAAGCTGCCCACGGTGGAAGTCGAGTGGGACGAAGGCAAGCCCTCCCTGGAGGCTGCAATCGCTTCCAGCCGTGCCAAGGTGCAGGAGCTGCGCGAGAAGGTCAGCGACCTGAACACGAAGATCAAGGTGGCTGAGTCCCAGAAGACGACCTCGTCCATCTGTGGCTTCTGCCAGCAGGACTTGTCCCAGTTCCCTGACGTGGCCAAGAAGAACGCCGAGCTGGACGCCAGCATCGCTACCATGACCGCCGAGCGTGCCACCCTGGTGGCCCAGGGCACCGAAGCTGCCGAGGAGCTGAAGGACTTGGAAGCCGTCCTGGCCAGCGCCGCGCCGTTCAATGCGTTCCTCCAGCGCCACGCCCAGTACGTCGAGGTGGACGAGCAGTACGTCCCGCCGCGCATCACCTGGAAGGGTGCAGCGCCATCGGCACCGGCACCGACGACCGAGATGGCCCGCCAGCTCGCCGAGCTGAAGGCCGCGCTGGTGAAGAAGCAGGCCGCTGTTGCCCGCCTGGCTGTCGCTGACGAAGCCATCGCCTCGGACGAGCTGCTGGTCTCGCAACTGAAGGCGGCGGTGCCGGTGCCGGTCGATCTCGCCGAACTCCAGCACGCCAAGGCGATGGCTGACACGAAGGTGGTCGAGCTGCGCACGGCACTGCGCGAGGGCCGTGAAGAACTCCAGGCCCTGGAAACCGTCAAGGCCCGTGGCCTGGCCGAGTTCCGGATCGCCGAGCGCCAGTTCGCCCAGGTCAAGGTCGATCTGGAGGAGCGCCGCGAGGAGCGCCGGGAGCTGGAGTTCAACAACACGCTGGTCAAGAAGGTCAAGGCAGCGCGGCCAGTCGTCGCCGCCGAGCTGTGGGCCGTGGTGCTGACCTCGGTCTCGGTCATGTTCAGCCAGATGCGCGGCGAGCAGTCGGTCGTGACCAAGGGCACCAAGGGCTTCCTGGTCAACGGTCGTCCGGCAGAGGGCCTGTCCGGCAGCGCACTTGACCTCCTGGGCTTCTCGATCCGCGTGGCCATGCTCAAGACCTTCATCCCGGACTGCTCGTTCCTTGTCCTGGACGAGGCCACCTCGGCTTGCGACGATGACCGCACGGCGTCGCTGATGGGCTTCATCGCATCGGCCGGCTTCCCGCAGACCCTCCTGGTCACCCACGAAGCTGCTGCCGAGGCGGTGGCCGACAACGTGATCATGGTGTAAGCATGGATCGCATCGCTATCATCGGGACGGCTGGCCGCGACAAGACCAAGCCGATGACCCGCGCCCTCTGGGACTGGATGGTGGCTGACGCCGTCGCCCGTGTCCCTGTAGGGTCTCACCTTGTGTCGGGCGGTGCGGCCTGGGCAGACCACCTCGCGGTGGAGCTGTACCTGCGTGGCCACGCCTCCCGCCTGGCACTGCACCTGCCCGCACCATTCACCCACAAGTTCGAGGAGGCCGGAGGCGGGCCTTCGGCAGGTTCCATCTCGAACTACTACCATATCCGGTTCAGCCGGACCATCAGCCGAAACACCTTCGCGGACATCGTTGCGGCGATCTGTGGCGGTGCTGCGGTCACGATGGAGCCACTTCGGCGCGGCCACAGCGGCATGTTCGCCCGCAACGCCAAGGTGGCAGCGTGTGAGCAGTTGCTTGCCTACACGTTCGCCTCGGGTATCGTCCCTGCTGAAGGCGGCACCAAGAACACCTGGAACTCCTGCCGGGGTACCAGGACCCATATCCAACTCCCTACACTCACTGGAGACTTCAATGCTTGACACTTCCATGCACCAATACCACATGCTCCTGGGCGAGGTCATGGCCACCGGCTACCGCCAGGACAACCGCACCGACCAGTGGGCACTGACCTTGCCCTACGGCTCGATCATGCGCTTCGACATGAACAACGGCTTCCCGGCACCGTGGTCGAAAGAGCTGTACTTCCCCGGCATCCGTGGCGAGATCGTCGGCTTCCTGCGCGGCTACACCAACAGCGCCGACTTCGCTGCCATCGGCTGCAAGTGGTGGGAGAAGGACGCCAACGGCAATGCCGACTGGCTGGCCAGCCCGCACCGCAAAGGCCCTGGCGACATGGGCAAGGCGTACGGTTACCAGTGGAGGCACTGGGAGGCTCATACCCTCCACGAGTACGAGAACACGGCAGACGAGCCGCTGTTCACGGTGGTTGACGAGAGCATCGACCAGGTGCAAGTTGTCCTGGACATGATCCGCAACGACCCGTACAGCCGCCGCATCGTGCTCTCGGCCTGGCGCCCTGACCATTTCGCCGAGATGTGTCTGCCACCTTGCCACGTCTTATACCGCTTCCAGGTCAACGTCGCTGCCGGTGAGCTGAACATGTCGTTCTACCAGCGGTCGTCGGACATGTTCCTGGGTGTGCCGATGAATATCGCCGGGGCGGCGCTGCTGCTCCACCTGGTGGCGGCGGCGACCGGCCTGAAACCGCGCTGGCTGACGCACCACCTGGACGACACTCACATCTACAACAAGGCGTTCGATGCCGTGCAGGAGCAGCTCGACATCGCCGTCACCAAAGAGGAGAAGCCCTTCCCCCATCTGTTCCTGGGGCAGGACTTGTACGGTGTCGATGCCAATGGCCTGGCCGCTGTCGATCACAGCCTGATCGTCCTGGACGGCTATAATCCATACCGGCTCAAGTCGGACAAGGTGCCGATGGCCACAACCGTTACCAACAAGGAGATTCCTAGTGCCTAAGTTTAAAGATCGAGACCGCGTCCAGAAGGTCGGCGGCAGTTACCAGTGCCACGGCACCATCGTCGGCGTGTTCACGACCCTGAAAGGGTTTGAGCGGTACGTCTTCGAGATGGACGAGCCTGCGGGGCTACTGCACATCTACGGGCCGGATCAATTGGAGCCGCTGCCCACCGATCCACAGGAAGCGAGCTAATCGTGAAAAACTGCTATGCCTGCAAGCAGGTTCTACCCTTCGAGTCGTTCTACGTGGACAAGAGCCAGAGCAGTGGGTATAGCAGTGCCTGCAAACCTTGCGCCAGGCTTCGCCGGTCTGCCAAGGCCCAGGAAAATAAGGTTCATGAGACCGCCCGCAGGGTTCGTTGGGCACAGGAGAACCCAGAGAAGTCAGCGGCTATCCGGAACAGGTACAAGTCGTCTGCAACGGTCGAGCAGAAGGAAGCCCACCGTGAGACCTGTAGGCGATATAAGCGGGAAAATCCCGACGCTGTTCGCAGGTATAGCTCCAAGCGGCGAGCCGCCAGGAAGCGGGCCGTGATGCCTTGGTCGTCCGAGTTGACTGACCTTGTATTCTACGAAGCCTGTGACCTAGCTATTCGGCTTGAGGTGCTGACTGGCGAACCCTGGGAGGTGGATCATGTCATACCACTTCGTGGAGACCTCGTCTGCGGACTTCATGTGTGTGGAATAACTTCCAGGTCTTGACCCAGGTAGCAAACCGAGCGAAGCGGAATAGCTTCACCATAAGGTAAAGGCCCCTTACGGGGCCTCGACCTAGATAGAGAATCACCTCCTCCTGAGTTGCAATCCCTATTTTGTCGGCGTCTTCGACGCCAGCAATTCCGTCTTCCGCGAGCTGCCTCGCGTGCTGCCGAAGTAGTACGACAGCACCTGTTCGGCCTTCGCCGACAGGTAGCCGATCAGCGTGCCCGCCATGACCGACTCGGCCTTCGTCCAGCCCATCAGGGTGCAGGCCACCATGGCGATGAACGCACCGATGACCAGGTACGCCAGGTTGCGGTTGGTGTGGTCGTTGACCTTCGCCTCGCGCTCCCGCGCACCATTGCGGTCGGCCACCTCTGAAGCGTACAGCTCGGTCACTTCCTTGTAGTTGAGTTCGCGCATCTTCAGCGCGAAGTCGTTCTCTGCCGCCTTCAGCGCGATCATCTGTTCAGGTGTCGCGCCTGCCACTGCTTCCGCGATTGCAGTCGGTGTAGCCTCGACCTTGACGCCGAGCGCATCGCTGACTGCCTGCGAAGCCATTGCGACCAGCACCGGCACATTGCCGGTAGCCGCCGCCCCGATCCAGGGGATGGCCTTCTTCGCAAAATCCAAAACGTCGTTCTTGTCCATGTTGCTCTCCAGAAATTGGAGCCATTATATCCACACGGAAACTCGTCTGGCAATCAGAGAATCAGGTTCTCGCCTTCAGGCAAGGTCTGGAGCCTGCCGTCCAGGAAGATCAGCGGGATGCCAAGCTCCCCGGCCTGGAGGAACTTGGTCAGGTCATACTCCACGAGCTGGCCACGCCACAAGGTGACGGGTTCCCATCCCAGGCCGATCTGGTCGTCGGGAATCTGGTGCAGCACGCCGCCCATCAGAATGATGGCGCGGTGGCCACCCTCCAGGGGCGGCTGCTCCACCACATAGGCATTGAGGCCAAATGGGATGCTGCCGAATGACGACCGTCCGAAGCTCACTTACACCACCGGCCAGCCGGAGCTGAAGTCGTAGTTGTTGATGGCCTCGAAGTCGTCCAGCGCGGTAATGGTGTCACGGTGGCGTCCATCGGTACCACCGATCATGGCCTCGGCCATGCTGAACCTCTGCGTGTTGCCATGCACCTTGGCCACCAGGTCGGCAAGTGGGATGTTGCGGGCCTGGGCCTCCAGCGACAGCATGGGGCAGTCAGCGGCATTGCCGCTGGCGCTGAACTTGGTCGCCTCCAGGGCCTTCAGCGACCAGCTCGCCATCTCGCCTGGGCTGATGGTGGACACGACCTTGTCCCGCAACACCTTGGCGTGTGCCGTCACCTCAGCGCACTTGCGCGCACGCGCCTGCACGAGCGAGTAGTCGTTGATGATGAGCTGCACCAGCTCGTCGTTGGAGGAGACCCACTCTCCGTTCTCCTGGCGCAGCCAGTGGCCAGCTTGGCGAATGGCCTCATGCAGCCCCGCGCCCTTCTCGATGTAGTCGATCATGGTTGTACCCTCATACCTACCCAAGCAATCTGCGCACCCATGATGCCCATGGCACCCGGAACGAACTCTGCCGGAAGCTCCTCCCAGGCAGCACCGTTCGACCTGAAGTTGGTCAAGGTCGTCTTGTAACCCGCGTAGCTAGGCCCGGTACGGCCGAGAGGGCTAGGGCCAGTGCCCGCCGAGTTGCCGTTCAGGAGTCCGCGCACGGAGATACCGTAGCTCGTCTGATACATGACGGTGTACCAGCCTGGGTTCAGGAATACGTTCTGACCATGCACCCACAAGCTCGGATCGTTCAGCGTCCGCAGGCCGGTAGTGCTCGCGTCGATGTTGTGCGTTTGTGCCAGCTTCCGGGAAGGCAAGGCATCAGGCCCGATGTCATACACTGCCAGCCGGATGATCGAGTTGGCATAGCTCCCGGTCAGGTCGATCTGCAAGCCCGTGAGCCTGCCGCCGTAGTCCAGCCTGTAGTAGGTGTGGAACTCCGTACCGGGACTTGAACTGACACCTGCACCACTGCCGGTTTGCGCGCCGAGGTGCGGGCTGATAGGGTACTGGTTCCAGGCTTCGGTGCTGAGTCCAGCGTTGACCATGCCGGGGTGCAGCGGCGGGGAGTTTTCTGCCGTGAGAGCGATACGCACCCGGATGCTGCCAGGTTCGGGATTGCTGCCGAACTCCAGGGGAGCTGGTGCAAAGTTGTTGTAGGTGTCGGTCGCGGCGTCCCAGGTGGTCTGCGGCTTCAGGCGCGTGAGCACACCCCCGACCACCTTGCCAAGCCCGCTCTCCATCTTGAAGTTGTAGGTGTCTTCGATGACGTAGGGGATGAACACGGTGCCGGTGCCGAGTGCTCGTTCAATCGACGGGTAGCCATAAACCGGCGTCAGCGTGACATCGCCATTGCCGTTGGTTCCGGCAATGGAGACTGCTGTTTCTTCTACAAAGTTTGCGCGTTGCATTATTCGATCTCGGTCAGGCGTCCGACCCATTCATACGGGACGCCGAGGTGAGGGTCTACGTTGTCTGGATGGACTTGAGGGTTCTCGTGTACGCAGCGGACAAGGGCGTCAAGGGACAAGGGAACCACGCTGTGGCGTTTGTGGGCCTCGACCAGGTAACGCTCCCCCGCACGCCTGATGCTGCGCACACCATCCAGCTCGATGAGGACGGTGCCGCTCACGACCTCCATCCAGTGGTCGAACGTGTGGCTGTGCAGCCGAGTGTGGGAGTTCGGCTGGTCAAACAACATGGTGACGACAACCGCCCCCGGCTCGATGGACAAGGTCGTGAGCGGGCTGTCAGCGTGGCTCCGGTACTCGGTCACCTTCAGGCTAGGGGCGCTCATGATCAGCCTGCCTGCACGACCACAGGGCCTGGCTGGTAGTTGACCGAGGTGGCCGAGGTGGCGACGCCGATGAACTGGCTCAGGACGCCCACGCCGGTTGGCGATTCTGCCTGGCCTGCACCCGGTGTAGTCGCCGACAGGTACACGTCGCCAGCGGTCATGCCGGACACGCCAGTGTTCTCGCCCTCGAAGTACACTTTGACGGTAGCACCGGAGGCCGCAGCGGCAAGGACGTAGCCCATCACCGGCTTGCCTGGCGAGGCTGCATCGGCCTTGCGCACGCGAGCGGAACCGCTCACGTCGTGGATGTTGACCCAGTTGCCAGCGGACAGGGCTTCCGAGGTCGTCATATCCTTCGAGTTCGAGTTGCCCGAGGCGTTGAACATGGTCGAGTCGATCTTGCCGTCAGCGCCGAGCATGACCACCTTGTTGGCATCGCCTGCGCCAGCCGAAGACGCTTTGGCGTTCAGCAGGGTTGGATCGAGTACGCCCGAGCCGTTCAGCGCCGGGATTTTGTCGGCGTCAGCGGCACCCGCCGACGAGACGACAGCGAAGACTTCGGCCAAACGGCCTCCTGCTTGCTTCAGGAATTTTGTTACCGAGTTTGCCATGGTGCTTTACCTTTAAGAGATGAGGATGGGTTCCCGAGGTTTGATGAAAATCGAGGTGCTGGAGATCGGGAACCCCACCACCATGCAGAACTTGGCACCCGGCGCTTCCGGAGGAACTTGCGTCAAGGTGCCGTTCGTGCCCAGGTACACGGGCAAGGTGACATCCCATGCCCAGGTGTTCTCGACCATCTCGCCGCTGGAGACGACAGGGCAGTCCATGTTGGCCTCGGCAGCGGCATTGGTGACGCCGATGATCCTGTCCATGTCGGCCTCCTGGTCGCAGCTTCCGTACTCCAGCTTCCGGTCGGCGTTGAGCAGCACAACGCGGTGCCCAGACAGGTTGGCAGCGGCCTTGGCCACGAACAGGCCCGACGAATTGCCAGGCAGGCCCTGCGGCCCCGGAGGCCCCATCTTCGCGTCGGCGATGATGTAGGTGACCTCCTGGACATCGACCAGCGTGCGATCCTGGACATCGACAACGGTGCCGATCTGCTCCTGGACGACTTCGATGATGTGGTTGCAGTCGGTCATGGCCGGGTCACGCCCCTGGACAAGGTCACCTCACCCACGAGCAGGCGGTAGGGCGGTTGCGACGGCGGCGTCACGACCAGGTCGTACTCGGCCTTCACGAACTTGAACTTGGCGGTGTCAACGGCCGGGATCGACAGCTTGACAGCGCCGTCCGCGCCGAGGGAGATGGTGCCGGTGGCCGTGGACAGGTCGTAGACCAGTTCGCCGGTTGGCGTCCTGATCTGCATGTGACCAGTCCAGCCCGTCATGTCGATGGGCTGGCGGTCGGCGTCGAGGTAGAAAGAGGTCTTCCGGAAGGCGGCGAACTGATCGACTTCCAGGTCGAGTGGGGCTGCTGGCATGTTGTTACCCGTCAAGTATTTCCTGATTATAAGCTGACGAGTTTCCTGCCGTAAAGTTATATCCCCGAGGCAAGGTGCTTTTTGTAGGCCGCTTCCAGCTTGTCGGCGTACTTGTTCTTCATGTACTCCGGCCCGTTGTACTTCCTGGCGAAGTCGTGCCAGCGGTGCTCCTGCAACTCGTCGGCCAAGCCCACGTTCTTGATGTACTCGACAAAGGCGTCGAGCTGTGCGTCTTCCGAGAACTCCATGTCTCGGACGAAGTCCACCACATTGGTGTAGCCGCACAGGGCGAAGTTGAAGCCCATGATCTGGAACTTGCCCCAGGAGGCGCTCATCAAAGCGGCGTTCATGTCCAGGGTCATGGCCAGGGCAAGTCGCTCACGCTCTTTGGCCGGGGTCTTCCCGTAGTGCTGCGTTGTCCAGGACTTGTACGAGATCGTCGGGTACTTCTCGGCGAAGCGGCCCTTCGTGTACTTGTGGAAGATGTGACCCTCGAATAGGGTCAGGCAGACGCCGTTGGCGAAGCCGCCGCGAGGTGCCTCGACCTCGCAGACCGCCTGGATGGCGGCGACTTCGCACTCCAGCTCGAAGGCTGCGGCTACCAGGTCACGCGGCTGGAGTAGCTTGGTTTGCATTTGTGATCCGTTCCATGACAGCGCGCATTTCCGCGACTTGTGCCCGTAATGCGCGCACCTCACTGGTCAGCTCGCCGATCAGCTTGGCGTCCTCGGCACGAGTCTCCCAAGCCTTCTCAGCCGCTGCCATTGCCTTATCCCGCTCCTCCTGGAGCGTCTGGATAAGATTGGCCTCTGCGCTGTCTTTTTTGATGTCCACACCCTGTCGGCTGAGGAACTTGCGCAGGTAGAGCAATGCCCCCGCCGCACCAGCACCCAGTGTCCAAATTGAAGTACCGTCTGGCGGTTGAATGTCCATAGATATTGTCCGTTGATTTGCGGCAATTGTATATCGGCGAGTTCCTACAAGCAACAAAAAAGGCCCCGAAGGGCCTCCTGACTACACTGACTTTAGGGTCAGACTTGCTCCAGCTCAAGTGGTGAGTTGGCAGCATTCCAATAAGGCATCGTCATTGCTGACAAGGTGGAAACCTTGCCCATGATCGTGTAGTGCTGCTCCAGCTTCGGGTCGTCCGACTCGGGGAACAGGCAGAAGAAGATCGGCTCGGTGATGCCACACCGCAGCAGCAGGTCAGCCATGTACGACCGATCAGCCTCCTCCATGTTGTTCAAGTTCACGGACAACTTCTTCGACCGTGTTCTCCGGTCAGACTTCAGTGTCCCGCCTTCCGTCACCGTGTTCTTGCTCCGATCAATCGGAGTGAGGCCGTTCCCCCACGACGGATTCCTGGCCGGAGACCAATATTCCCCCACCACCAGCATCGCCGCTTCCACATAACCCTGCACGTTGTCCGGATCGCTGATCGAAACCGACACGCCCTTCACCGCCACTGGCGGGAACCATGCCCGCGCCGTGTTGCCTCCACCGTAGGCGTAGGCGCTGGCACCCACGATGTCGTCCATACCTTCCGGGGTGATGCCAGGGGCAGCGCACGCCGTCTGCCAGCCGGTGTCCACTCCGTAGTTCTGCCAGGTGTCCATGTAGCCCTCGGGACGGGTGCCCAGGGCTGTGGTATGCGCGTCACGGTTCCTGGTGCCGGTGGCCGTCGTCGTGGCGATGTATGAGGTCACGAACGGCACCAGGGCGTGAGCCTTGACCACGACGTTGTCCAGGACAGAGGTACCCGCTGCCGGTTTGCGGAACGACAGATAGGTCGTGGTGCCGGTGGCCGTGAAGGTCAGCGTGTTGTTGCCGACGATGGAGTTGGCCAAGTTCGCCAGGTTCGTCGCACGCGCCGTGGTGCCGACCGATGCCTGGAGCGCACTCGTCGTGGACGAGAAGGTCAAGGTGTACGTCCGGTTCGCCACGGTTGTAATGCTGCGGTCGATGATCGGGATACCGACGCCGTCGCTGACCAGGGAGGCCGTACCCGAACTCCAGGTCACCGTGCCGCCAGTAGGCTGCGTCAGCGTCCAGCCGGTCAAGTCTGTGGTGAATGCACCGTTGGTGACCAGGTCGGTGCCATCGAACTTGGCACCGTACTCGGTCTGCACACGGGTCACCAGGACGGAGTCGGTAGCCGACACCGAGACGCTGCTGCCTGGGTAGATGTTCAGGGTGACCGAGGAGTTCACTGGGTAGAAGCTGGTGCATTGGACGATGGTGTCCTCGGTCGCCGACAGGCCGCTGATCCGGAACAGACCAGCCTGGACGGTCGTGATGGTGCCGGGGCCTTCAACGATGGCAGCGATGCTCTCTGCGGCGGTGCCGAAGGTGGCAGCAGTGTTGTCGTATTGGCCGAAGTCCGCGCTGGTCGCAGCGTCGGCTCGGATGGCGAACGACGAGGTCAGCGTGGCACCAGCGGAGGTGGTCACCGCATTGCTGCGGGCCGACTGTGCTGCCGCCGTCGTGGTCTTGCTGATCTTCTGGTACTGGAGGCCACGATAGAACTTGCCGGTCGCGGCAGCGACTGTCACGCCGCTGTGCGTCCAGGAGTGCGCGGTGGTCAAGGTGGCAGAGCCTCGCGTGAAGTTCGAGGCAGCATCCTCCAGCAACAGGTGCGGCGGCGCTGCCATGTCGAACGGTGCGTACTGCATACGGGCCACGCCGGTTGCAGCGGTCTTGATCAGGCCATCGTCGCCGATATAGGTGGCGTTGCCCGAGCGTGACGTGAAGGTGTCATTCGACGGGTAGTAGCTCGTGGCCACCGTGCCGTATTCGAGTTGGTAGCCGGTGACGCGGAAAGCCTTGCCGCTCTGGGTTGCATAGGTGACGATGCCGAAGTTGGAACTTGCGCCGTTACCGCTGGCCAGGGTTCCGGTGACCCTGTAGACACCGCCGCCCAGGTTCTGGATCGTGACCAGCGTGCTGCTGGTGATCGCGGAGTTGGCCACCACGATGCGGAAATCGCCCGTGGTGTTGCTGTAGCCAACGACCGGCGCGGTGCCGTCGTCCATTTTCACGAAGCAGGAGAAGGTGGCCGAAGTTCCGACCGCGATAGTGGCGTTCCTGTACAGGTACAGGTCAACGCTCTTGGTAGACGGGAACTGGATCGACTGGGCGAAATAGCCGAAGCCTGGGGCGTCGCCGACGCCACCGAACGCTGGCGAAGTCCAGACCGGCCCGTCGCTGTTGGGCAGTAGGTTGGTGGTCGAGACCTCGGTCGTGGCGCGCACGCGCATCTGTGCGGTCGGCGACAGGTTGCAGTGTGGCAGTGCCAGGGCGCTCAGGACGACAGCGGCCCCCCAGGACAGGGTCAAGGTGGCCAGCTTGCCCGAGGCACGCCAGACCGAGTTCTTGGAGGGCTTCTTCAGGTTCGAGGCGAGCATGTTGCCCACCTCGCTGGTGGCCACGATGCTGGCGCTTTTCGCCAGATTCTTGGCGACAATTCTTAGCCGTGCTGCCATGGGATTCCAAAGGTTTGATCCTTCGCACCGAGCATGACGGCGCGCAGGTTGGGGTTGCGCAGGATAGCTGCCAGGCAGTTCGGGCCGAAGCGCCAGGCTTCAGGGAAGCCCAGGGCGTAGCCAGCGGCCTCGGAACAGAACTTGCGGTTGCGATCCTCGGGGATGAAGCCGATCAGCAAGTGGAAGTTCCCCTGGAGGTCGTACTTCTCGCCGTCGTGATCCACGAACCATTGGCGGGCACCGGCTTCCAATTCGGCCGGCAGCTCGATGAAGTCCCAGTCCTCGACCTTGGTGTAGTCGATCTGCTTGAACCGGACGCCCTTGTCGGTGAACGATGCCGAGGCCGACATCCCATCCGAGAAGACCAGCTCGACGTGACTGTATTCGCCGCGCTCCCACTTCTGGACGGCGTGACTGTAGATGCCAGCGATGCCTGGCCTGATACCTTTGTAGAAGGCGGCGCGAAACTTTGCCATGGTGAACTCCTTGTTGACTTTGGCCAATATTACTTCAAGTCATCAGTTCGCGCCACCTTCTCCTGCCTACACTGAGTGCAGTCTCAGATTCCCAACACCCCTCTGATCCACCTGATGAAATCCATCCAGGTGGCGACGGCCATGGCAAGCTCCATCTCACTGGTAGCCGCCCGCATGTCTTTCTGCCTGGCCATCCTTACTTCCCGCAAACGTCCCACTGCCCATTTCAGGGCATCAGCCCGCTCCACGATCTGCTGGCTGGCCCACTCGTAGCTCTGCACCTCGCCGGTCGGGTTGCTGAGGGCAGGCCCCTCTATAAACGACGACACGGACTCCGGCTTCACTTCAGCCGCCAGGTAGGCCCTGGCCTCGGCTTCGGCGATGGTGTACTCCATGGTGCGGTTCCCAACGGCGTCGGTGTAGACCTTATCGACATCGACGTAGGTCTCGGCCACAGCCGCCTCGATCATCTGCCCCAGGGTCAAGGTCTCCTCCCACCCGACTTCAGTGCCGCCGATGTGGCGCAAAACCTGGGTCATACGCCTACGTGGCGTGGCGTCCAGGTCAAGTGGCGGGTCGGTGGCCACGAAGTACGTGTCGTCGGTGTCCTCGGGAGTGCTCGCCTGCATGAATGTGGTCAGCACGTTTCGAGTCGTCCGCTCTACCTCGCAGAACTGCCTGGACACCGGAAATTCCCTGATACCGTGTGGAGGGGGAACGTACTCCGGGATGACGGTTGGAACCATCTCGGGGAGCGGCGCTCCCCCGCTCATAAGTTGCATCAATTCATTCATCATGGCTTCATCTGCTGGATGTTGTGCGTTGCAATGGTTGCTTCCGGATCGGTACCTGCGAAGAACGTGCGGTCGCCGAGAGACAGCTTGACGACCTTGCGGACGCCGATGTTTTCAAGGGTAACGACGCGCTCCCATGCGAAGTCATTGCCACGCTTGACAAGGATTTCCTCACCCAGGAGCGCCGGGGTGTAGATCATCCTGCCGTCGCGCAGGGTCATCGGGGTGGACTTCGATTGCAGCAGCTCGGCTCCGCTCTCGCTGCGGATACGGTAACTCTCCTCATGACCGAAGCGAACCCGCAGTGCTGCTGCGTATTCGGTGGCTGGATTGATCGGGTCTTCGTTCCAGCATTCGACCATGTCGTCCACCAGGACATCACGAACATAAGTGCCATCCGGGAAGCGTGCGGTCTCAAAGTCCACGCAGTATGGCTCACGCTCAGTCGGCGGCGGTGGCGTGTAGGTTGCGTCGCTACCATTGATGCCGGAGCAGGTGTTTTCGCTGAACGTCGTTTCGTTGAAGTTGAATACCTGGATTTCCATGGTGATCGAGTAGGTGCGTCCCTGGCTGGTGCGTGCTCGGAATGCAATCCAGTCCCAACCGGCGAACCATGGGGTGTAACGCACGACGATGGTGACTCCTGCTCGGTAGTTGAAGTCTGCACTGGTGCTGGCGATGTTATTCCACCCACCGTTTTTGTGGTACTCAACGTCGATGTACACGTTCTCCCACCCGAAGTCGCCGTTGACCGTAACCTTGATGAAGATGTCCTTACGGAAGCTGGCAAGGCGCTTGGAGTGATAGCCGACCCCGGTGTAGGCAGGGCCGCAGATGTCCGTCAGCGTGACCGTCTTGCTGGTCGCGTTGGCGTTGTAGCTGCCTGCGGTGTCGAAGATAACGAACGGAGCTGTCATGTTCCAGTCGGTGATCATGCGCGCCGATTCGATGCCCAAGGCCGAAGTGCGGATAGACGAACCTTCAATCGCGCCCCGCATCTTGAGCACGCCGGTCGATTTCTGGAACGTCAGGCGAGCGTTGCCTGCGCCGATACTGAAGCGAGGGTCGTCACCACCTTGCAGCCAGAAGCCGTCACCCGCGTCGAAGCCCCACTGGCCCGAGTTGATGTAGCCGCCCCATGGCAGGTTCATCTTGGAAGCCGTGATGACGCCGTCGCGGATCGTAACGGTTTCCTGCTTGCGAATGATGCGGAAGCCGCCGAGTTCAAAGGAGCCGGTGTTGACGCGGAAGCGCACACGGATGGCGCTCTTGACCAGGCGTGGGTCGGCTGGAATATACACGCTGCCAGTGACTTGCTTGAAGCCACGGCTGTTGCTCGGGTAGTGAATCTCCGAAGAATTGTCCGAGAAGACATAGCCCGAACTCGGCACGCCGAAGTTGTACCAGGACACCATCGGCATGTACCAGTGAATCGCCACATCACCATCGAAGTCGCCGGAAAAACTGATCTGATACTCGAAATAATACTCAGCGCCTGGCTCGATCATCATCTCTTTCGTCCAGAACTCCCTGACCTGGTTGCCGGTGCTGTACAGATACAGCGAGCAGTTGTCCTTCCAGGCGGTTGTCTGCGTGGTACTCCAGTCGCCACGACCGTAGTTGTGGCCTGGCAGACTCCACCAGTTCGGGTCTTCAAAACGCGGATCGCGGATAAGGTTCGTCACGTCACCCTGGATGATCAAGTGCGACGCACGGACAGCTCCGGCCTTGATGTTGCCTGCATCAACAATGTTCGCACCGAGCGTGCCGCCGAAGTAGGCCGTGCCGTCCGCTCCAATGCTTAACTGGGTGACGCCACCCTTGCGGCCGTACATGCCGGTGGAGCCATAAAAGATGCCGTCGTTGGCCGTGCCGACCAGGAGGGCGTACTGGGACTGCAAGGCGATCTGGCCGGTGATGGTGTCGTTGGCGTTCTTGGCCAGCTTGCCGGTGATCGCCGTGTTCATGGCAGGCAGGGCGTCGTTGGCCGTCTTACCGGCAGAGGCGTTGGACACCACGGTGGCGACGGCGGTGCCGTTGATGGTGCCGGTGACGTTGCCAGCGAAAGCTACACTGGATGAGGGCTGGTACGGGTTTTCAGCCACCAGCGAGGGCTTCACCAGGGTGGACTTGATAACGCCCGCAGCATTCACGTCCTTGTCCACCGAGCGATACGCCTGCACGCCGAAGGTGGTGTACAGGTTGGCCGCTGCGCCAGTCAGGATGAACGCACGCTTGTTGGCCGGGACGGTGAAGACGGTTTCTTCAGCCGGGGTCGTGCCGAAGGTGTATGCCCCCGTTGCCGACCGCTGGAACACGTACACCAGGAAGCCGTCGATGTCGCCTTCGTTACCCGCCCAGGCCCACTCGAACGAGATGTCGGCGCTACCATCGGTGCGGATCGTGTGATCGACGGCAGTGCCATCGGTGGCGATGGTCGGAGCCGCGACGGCGGCGCTATTGCGGTCGTTCGTGCTGTTGAAGTTGGTGGTCAAGGTGGCCAGGTCAGCCTGGATGCCCTTCACCTCGGTCGGCGACACTCCAGTGTTGAACTTGCCAATGGCAACCCAGTCGATTTTCCACGACGACGCCGGGGAGTTGCTGCTGACCAGGTCGATCCTGATCATGTCGATGATGTTATCAAGCCAGTCGGTGCCCCCGGCTTCCAGCTTGGTCATGTCCCATTCGAGGATGTTCCAGTCGTCAGGGTTGGCCGGTTGCGTGACTCTGGCATAGGCCGACGTGACAGCACCGTGGGTGGCCACAGGGCCTGCTGTGCCGTAATAGAGGTTGCCTTCCCATGGGCCGGTGCCAGACACACGCTTCACGCGAGCGCGCACCCTGGTGTAGTCCTTACCGTTGAACTTGCTGGCCGCAGGGATGCCTTTCGACAGCACGGGGTTGGAGCCGGTCGGCGTCCACACGATGGTGCCGTCCGTGGCGTCGTGGGTCAAGGTGGCGGTCGAGAAGCTGAAGCCCTCGACGCTGCTGGCGAAATCCCACCGCAGATACGGCGTGTCCAGGCCCGCGAACTTCGGATCGAGTTCGCTATTCATGATCTCGCTGTCCAGCGGCTTACCATTGACGGAACCCCAGGACGCGGTGTTGGCGGCTGCTGCCAGGTCGATAGCCGAGATGGCAGGGCCGTGTTTGCCGACCGTGATCCAGTCGATCTCGAACACGTCCGAAGCCGAAGCGCCGAGGTCGAACCTGACCTGGCCGATGGTGCTCAGGACATAGTCGGTGCCGCCAGCGGTCAATGCCGCCATGTCCCACTCCATGATCGTCCAGGCCCCACCGATGGTCGGGTCGGTGGCGATGGTCTTCTGGTAAGACGAGGAGGAGCCGTGCAGGGCGTTCGGGCCAGCCGTGGTGGTGTAGTAGAGGCAACCCTGCCAGCCCGTACCAGCGGTACGGCGCAGACGCATACGCCATTTGTCATTCTGGGAACCGACCAGGGCAAGTCCTGAAGCCGATCCCAGACGTGGGTCGGCTCCAGCGGACGTTACGATGATCGAGTTGGTGCCCTGGGTGATGGTAGCCGTAGCCGACTCGCCAACCCAACCTTCGGCGTCGGCAGCAAAGTCCCAGGTGCGCGTCGGCGCGAACACGTTCTTGGCTGAGGCTCCGACGATGGCGTTCAACAGGAGCTGGCGCTGCGTGTAGAGCGTGGCCCAGTTCGTGTTGAAGGTCGAGCGCACGACCGCGTTGTCCTTCGTGTAGTCGGTGTAGGCAAGGGTGCCCAGGTAGGTGGACAGCGCCGAGTAGGCATTGTCGTAGGCGACCCTGGAGACGCCCATCTCGTCGGCCCGAGCCTGGATGCCAGCTCGCTCGTCGGTGACGACTTTCCACTCCTTGACGATCTCCAGCTTCTCGGTGCGGTCGATGACCGCGTCGTTGCTCATGGAGCCGAGGCGGGTCAAGGCGGCGTCAGCGTCGGTGGCCGCAGCGGAAGCGTCAGCAGCGGCGTCAGCGATGGCCTGGTTCACAGTGCCAGCGCCGTTCACGTTCGTCGCCCAGTCAGCACCATAGGTTGCGTTTAGCGCACCCGTGTAGCCCAGGTCGCTCAGGGAGACCGGGCCATAGCGACCAACCGAAATCCAGTCGATCTCGAACACGTCGCTGACGCTCGCGCCCAGGTCGAGCCTGATCTGTGTGATGGTCTTGGTCGTCCAGTTGACGGTGTCGCCCATGTCCCACTCCAGCACGACCCAGTTGCCGTTCACGGTAGCGTCGGTGACTTGCTTCGTGAACAGTTCTTCAAAGGTCTGGCGGTCAGGCGTCTTGTAGTAGAGCGAACCCTGCCAGCCGGTGCCGCCTTTGCGGCGCACGCGAGCGCGCACCTTGTCGTAGAAGCCGCCGTTGATGGTGAGGGCAGGGCTGTTGATCTGTGGATCGGAGCCGGAAGAAGACAGGTCGAACGAGTCGGCACGCAGGACGTTGCCAGCGCCGCCGATAGTCCACCCTTCCAGGCTGTTGCGGAAGTCCCACGACTTGACCGCCGAGAACATGCTCAACGGGTCTTCAAGGTCTGTGGCGATCAGCCGGACGGTGCCGGGGGCCTGAAGGAGCGCGTCACGCGCATTAACGATTGCAGCCATTTATACCATCACCTGTACGATGCAGCGGGAGTTGAGCCAGTCAGGGTCAAGGCCGACGACGACGGCGGTCTTGCCTGCGGAGAGATTGAAGCGGGGGTGCGTCAGGTTCACGATGGTGCCGCGTTCGAGCGTCAGGCACTGGGCATGGCCCTCGAATTGGTAGGTCATGTGCGCAGTGCTGCGGTTCAGCAGCCTGCGGTCGGCCTCGTTGTTCGCATCGTTCTCGACCAGGAGCGACGACTCCTCGTGGTCGCTTTCATCCAGGACAGTGTCCAGCTTGTGGTCGGTGGCCACGGTGCCGTTCGTGCGGGTGACGGTGAGCCACTCCTTCTTGAACATGTCGCGGTGCGCCTCGACCACGCCAGAGTCGAGCTGATCCTGGGGCGTGTAGTTGCGGCAGAACTTCAGGGTGACCGCAGCCTTCACCTCCGATTTTCCGACTGGACGGAAGCTGCCCTCGACCATGTCGTCAACGGTGATGTTCACGGTCGGGGTGCCGAGCGGGTACGTGATCTGGAGCAGTTGCAACAGACCGGCGCGGGACATGGTCACCTGTGCGCCGATGCTCGATGCGATCTTCTGGCAGGCGTCGATCACCTTCGGGCCATCGGGGAAATACTCACCCACGGCCTGTTGGTGCGAAGCGTCGAAGTTGGCAAGTTGCACCAGGTCGAGGTCGGCGTCCGTGAAGCGACGGTCGGCCTTGCCGTAGTTCTTGACCAACTTCTTGACGACACCAACCAGGGTGTTCGAGTAGCCGCCCGTGGCGTCGCCCTGGGCGCTCATCGTGATCTGGCCCTCGGGACTACCGTCCAGCATGAGGGTGCCTGTACCCAGTGTAGTCGTCACCGTGATCGGCACGCCGTCGTCACGAACCTCGATCACGCGCTCACCCAGGCCGATATGCCACTGGTACTCGTGGTCGGCCTCGTTGATCAGCAGCGGCTCGAAGTTGTGGGCCTCGCCCACCAGAACCGGCCGCAGGCGATCCTTGTTGGCGCTGGTGCCCCCGAGCTTCGCCTCGGTCAGGGCCGTTGTCAGTTTGCGGAGCTTGTCTTCCACCGGCAGTTGCAGCCTGTCCCGATCCTTGGCGTCGATCTCACCATTGATGCCGGTGAAGGCAAGCCTGAAGTCGGCCACCGGCCAGGTGTAATCGCCGTAGAGCACCTGGATGTCGTTGTTCTTCCAGACGGCGTCGAGCCAGTCGTCCAGCGCACCATCGGAGTTGTCGAACTCGATGGTGCCCCAGGACATCGTGACCTTGCCTTCGATGCTGACCTTCTCGCTGGTCTTGACGCCGCCCGATACCACGTCCAGGTACTGGGTGTTGGCCGGGGTGTCTCCGGCTCCGGTTCGGTAGCCCAGATTGGACAGGTAGAGGGTCTGGTCAGTCCCGCCGAACTTGGCCGTCGTCTTGATGAGGACACACCGGATGGCGGTGCCCTCATCATCCTTCAGCCATTCTCTGTATTGCGCATCGGAGATCATACTGCCTTAGCTTTTTGGGTTGGTGCCGTGGTCTTGGTTCCCTCCACGACCTCCTCGGCGTTCTTCTTCGAGGAGGCGAACATGGCCTGGATCATTCGCACCGTGTTCACGTCCTGGGCGGTGACCAGGGTGCTGACGACTTCCTTCAGCTCCCGGATTTCCTTAGCCATCTCATCACGTTCGGCAGGGCTGAAGCTCTGGGTGCTGGACATGTTTGCCTTGTCCATCCGGGAAACTTCACTTGCCGTCAGGACACGTTCTCCACGATGCAGTTCGGCAACATACCCGTCAAACGGCACATAGTCAAGTCCGTTGGCATGGGAGCCGTTGATCCTGTAGTTCTGCCACCGCAGCTCGTTCTCCAGGTTCATCGGGATGCCCGAGTACAAGTCCGAAGGCTTCGAGTAGGCGTTCTCGCGCTCGTAGTAGCCGTCGGTGGTGCCTGGGTAGTAGCCGACGACCGGAGGAGGCATGGTCACGGTGCCGCCGTTGTAAGGGCCGCTGGTGTCCACGTTCGCACCCAGGGCCATCTTCGCTGCCAGCTCTGCCGGGAGGGAGCGCAGCAGGGCTGGCATCTCGGTCAGCAGGTTGATGCCGTTGTACATGCCCTGGAGGACAACCAGATGCTCATTCAGCGCCTGGGCCGACTTGTTGTAGCCGTCGTCGGCCTTGTCGTAAATCTGCGACACCAGGGTGCGCAGGTCGATCAGGGCCTCAGTCTGTCCCTTAGCCAGCTCCTCCAGCACCGAACCCTTCTTGATCGAGCCAGCGCCTGCCGAGTCCAGCTCGCCGGAGATTTTGTTGAAAATCTCGGTGTAGCTCTGCGAGCTGGCGTAGTAGGTGCGGGCAAGTTCGAGCAGGGCGTCAGCCTTACCTTGCAGCTCGCTCTGGGCCTGTTCGCGGGTGTCCTTGTCTTCCGACTTGGTGTCAGCCAGCGTGCTCTGGTATTGGCGGTTCGCCTCCTCCAGCTTCTGCTTGTTCGTCAGCGGCGACTTCTCGCCCACCTTCAGGCTCAGGACGTAGCCCTGCATCTCACGACCGAAGTCGATCAGGGTCTCAGCGTTTTCCTTCTCGACCTGGTACTTCTCCAGCACCAGGTCTTTCAGCTCGCCAGCGATCTCCAGTTGCTGGTCGAAGTTCAGGGTGTCCGACGACAGCAGGCTGCGCAGCTCGGCGATCCGCTTCGTCTGATCGACTGGGTTGCCGTCGTTCAGTGCCGAGTTGATGTCGTTCAGCAGGCCGCGTGCGTTCGTCAGGGTGTCGAGCCACTCCTCGGTCTTCGTGATCAGCTTGTCGGTCTCGGTGCGCTGCTTGGTGATCGCCGGGTTGACTGCACCCAGGTCGTCAGCCAGATCGGCGAACTCCTCGGCCAGGCCGATCAGGGTGCCGTACATGGTCTGGCCAGCCGCCGTCGAGCGGTCGATACCTTCCACCAGGGCACGGAACTGCTTGACCGAATTCGGCAGGGTCAGGCCCATCTTGGCGAACTCGTCGTTCAGCAGGGACGCCTTGACTGCATTACGCTCGCTGTCCTCGAAGAAGTTCTCCAGGTACGTCTCCATGCCCGAGGACAGGTTGTCCAGGCCACCAGCGCCTTTGACCATAGAATCGGTCACGTCCACGTTGCGGGCACCCGTGGCCTTCATGGTGCGACGCACGTCGTTCAGCTTGGTGTACGCCTCGGCCATCTCGCTGGCGCTGCCGGACATGGTGGACATCATCTTGGCGATGCCCGTGGTGTAGCCGGTCTGGAGTTCCTTGTTCAGCAGGCTGGTACGGACGATCTCGGCGGCGAGGTCGCCCGACTTGTTACCCACGCTGTTGAAGTCGGCAGCAGCGATGCCGAGCTTCTGCATCGTATAGTTGGCCGACTCGATGGACGACGACACGCGCATCACGGTGCCGTAGTAGCCCTCACCGGCCTGCTCGAAGGCATCCAGACCAGGCATGATGGCGCGTGCCATCTGGTCGCCCATGTTGCTGAAGATCGCCTCCAGCTCCTTCTGTGCGTCCTCCTGCGACAGGCCCTTCAGACTGATGTAGCTCAGGCCAGCCTGTTGCAGGCTCATGTTGCCCAGGCGGCGATCAACCGTAGCCTTGTCCTGGCCGAACTCGACAGCCGCGTTCGAGATCGAGCTGTACATGTCCTTGACCACCAGGCCCATCTGACGGGACAGGGTAGGGTCAAGGGTGTCCTTGACGGTGTAGTTGTCGGTGTCGCTCGACAGGCCCCAGAACGACTTGCTCTTGTGCTGCATCTGGGCATACGACTCACCCAGACCACCACCGTTCATGACGTAGCCCAGGTTCGTCTTGTAGAAGACGATACCGCTGTCCTGGAGCGACGTGGACGAGCTGCTGAAGCCGAGCTTACTGTGGGTGTCGTAGACGCCCAGGGCACGCTCGTCAGCGCGGGTGCCGCGCAGGCCAGCGGCCTGGGTGATCGACGCGGCCATGCCGCTGATACCGGCTTTGATGCTCTCCAGTGCCATGAGCTGGCTGGACGAGTAGCGCAGCTCGATGGCCGAGTTGTCCTTCAGGGCGTCCAGGGCCTTGGTCAGCGATTCCGACTTCTTCAGCTCCCAGTCGTAAGGGAGGTCTTTCGGATCGGTCGATGGGTCGTAGTTGTAGCCGGTGCCCTGGTACTTCTGGCGCTGCTCCGACACGCTCGGTGCCGAGCCGCCACCACCGCCGCCGCTGACGGCGATACCGATGGCCGCAAGCATAGCCGCGACGACAGCGAACGCTGGCAGGTTGGCCGGGAAAGGCAGAGCAAGTGCGCCAGCCAGCGCCGTGATGCTGAAGACGCCCTGCTTCGCCGTTTCGACTGCCACGGTCGGTGCCAGGGTGGCCGTCTCAGCCGCCACCTCGGCCGTCTTGGTCGTGGTGAACGCGGTCAGCCATGCCGACATGAATCCCTGCTTCACCAGGAACGATTCCAGCGCCATGGCCATCTCGAAGCCACGGAACACACGCTCGGCGGCTTGCATGGCCTCGTAGCCCTTCGAGTTCTCATCGAAGAACGACTTGGCGGCGCTGGCCATCTCGCCATAGGACGAGAGCTGCACCTGGGCAGTCTTCTGGGCAGCTTCGGCCTGGAGTTCAGCCTCCTTCTTCGGGTCTTGCTTGACCGCACGCTTGAGCTGGTCGTCAATATCCTTCTGCTCGGCCTTCTGCTTCATGAGGGCCGAGACCAGGCCACCAACGGCCTTGCCACCCTTGCCGAACGCATCGGACAGGGACTTCTCGATGGACTTGCCAGCGTCGATCCACTCCTTCTTGGTGCGGTTCGCCTCCTTGGCAAGTTCGACGCCCATCTTGCTGACGTTGGCCTTGAGCTTGTTGTCGCCCAGGCGCTCGGCGACAGCCGCCATCTCGGCCTGAAGCTGCTGCGCTGCCGGGAGGGTCTTATCCCGGATCGCGTCGGCCATCTGCACAGCGCCCACATCCGACAGGAAGCCGTTCGACTCCGATGCCTTCTGCGCCACATTGGCCAGCTTCTCGTCCATGTCGGACATCAGCTTGTCGTAGGCGTCGCTCAGTTCCTCGAACTTGGCGGTGTCGGTGCCGGTCTCGCGCTGGTTCTCCAGGTACGACTTGCGACTACGGAGGGCTTCCTTGTCCTCCGGCTTGACCTTGTCCGAGTCCAGGTCGCCCGTGATGCGCGCCAGCTCGCCGCCGTTCTTGGCGTCCCACTCCTTCTGGAATGCCGAGACCAGCTCGCCACGCTTGCGCAGACGGTCAGCCTCGACCTTCAGGCTGTCGTCAGACCACTTGGCCAGCAACTCCAGGCGCTGGTTGTTCGCGTCCTTGTCGGAGCGTTCGTCTGCACGCTTCGTCTGATCGCCCTTGTTGCTGATCTGCTGCTGATCGGCGCGACGATTCTCCTGGCGAGCGGCCAGCTCCTCCTTCTCCTTGAAGATGCGCAGTTCTTCCTTGCGCGCAGCCTTCACGGTCTCCAGGTTCTGGGCGATGGCGGTAAGGTCGCCGATTTCGTTGCGAGCCAGACGCGACTTGGTATCGGCCAGCTTGCCTGCTTCGGTGTCCTTGGCAAGTTGCAGCTCGCCATCCAGCTTGGCCTGGGCAGCACGGTAGATGTCGTTCTTACCCTTATCGCCGTCGCCCTTCAGGTCACCCATCTTCGGCTTGAGCTGATTGATCTGGCTCCGGAGACCTTCGATGAACGGCATAAACTGAGTGTAGTTTTTGTCGTTCGCACGGGTCTGCTCCAGCATCACCTGGAGGGCCGGGATCATCTTCCGGGTTTCTTCGGTACCGCCGTCACCCTTCACGCCGCCAGCGGCGTCGATCAGGTCTTCGAGCTGTTCGGCAGTACGGTCGCGGTCGGTCAGGACTTTGGCGCGAGCCTTGTCCTTGACGTACTGCCCGCGCTCGATCTCGATCTTCTTGCCCTGCTCCAGCAGCTCGTTGACGCGCTTCTCAGCCGCCTCGACTTCCTTCAGAGCGGCGTAGCGATCCCACTCGTACTGCTTCGCAGCGCCCGAATTCATCTTCCAGGTGCCGTTCTCGCCGAAGTAGCTTTTCTCCGGCAGCTTGGCCAGCGCAGCACGCTTCTCGGCAAGGGTAGCCTGGGCGTTCTCGACGGCGACCTGGTTCTCGGTCTTGTCGTTGCCCTTGCCCTTCGGGTTGCGTTCCAGCTCGTTCTTACGCTCCAGCTCGCGGTTCAGGTCTTGCAGCTTCGAGGTCTGGCGCTTGTAGAAGTCGAGGATGGTCTCGCCCGTATTCATGATACGGTTGTGATTGTTCGCCGCCTCGTCGGTCTCGCTGTTGTAGAGTTGGTAGGCCGTCACCAGGCCCATCACGACCAGTGACAGCGGGCCGGCTGCTGCGGTCATCAGGCGCAGGAATCCCGCCGAACGAATGGCCGTAGCGCCGACCATGGCCGCTGCGCGCTCCTGCATGGTGAGGGCGACAGTATTGGCTTGGGTGCCTGCGGTATTGGCGGCTGTAGCCAGTGTAGCCATCGCAACTTGGGTGCGGTAGGCGACGAAGGCGTTCGTCAGCGAGCTGACGATCTTCAGGCCCATGTACACGCCGACCAGGGACAGAATCTTACCTGAGTGTTCAACAATGGTCGCGGTCAGGCGGGTGAATCCCACAGCACCACGGGCAATCCACTCCTCAAGGGAGTGGTCACCAGCGATGGCGGTCATCTCACGCAGTACGCCACGGATCGCAGGCTGTGCCTTCTCGAAGCCGCGCACGAAGGTGTGATCCATCGTGTTAGCCATGCGCTGCAATGCGCCCTGGACGGTGTCTTCGAGCTTCAGCGTGCCCTTGCTCATAAAGTCCTGTGCTTCCGTGGTCTTGCCCAGGAAATCCAGATACTCGTCGTAGTTCTTGGTGATCGCCGACAGGGCCTTTGCGCCGCGCTGGTCGGAGATGGTGCCCAGGAAGACAGCCTTGTCGGAATCGTTCAACTGGGAGAGCTTCAGGCGCAGCTCGTCCATCATCTGGGTGTAGTCCTTCAGACCACCCTTACCATCGTCGGTCGTGATGTTGAGCGCGTCGAGCGCGGCCTTCGCCTTGGCGGTCGGCTCGTAGATGTTCTTCAGCGCGGTGGTCAGCGCGGTACCGGCCGAGGTGCCCAGGATGTTTCGCTGTGCCAGCACGCCGATAGACGCGGACGCCTGCTCCAGGGTCAGGCCGAACATGTCGCCGACCGTCGAGGCTTGCTTCATCGACTCGGTCATGGCGGCAACCGAGGTGTTCGACGCCGCAGCGACGCGGGCAAACACGTCGCCCACACGACCGATGTCGGTCATGGAAAGACCGAATGCGTTGACGACGCCGGTCGCGGTGATCGCGGCCTGGCCGACCTTCATCTCGCCAATAGCCGCAAGGTCAAGTACGTCCGGCAGCGCAGCCAGGGCCGACTTCTGGTCGAGGCCAGCCTGGGCCAGCGCACGCATACCCTGCGCGGCCTCCTTGACGCTGGACATCGAACCCTGGGTGATGGTCATGAAACCATCCATGTTGATGTCCGGGGCCTTGACATCGTCCGACAGCGCCTTCAGGAACTGGAGCTGGAATTCGACATCCTTACCCGCCGTGAAGACCTTCGCCATCGAGCCAGATATGGCCGCGCCAGCGATCAGCGGCACGGTGCTACCCCAGGTCACCCAGAGCTGGCCGAGGCCCCCTGCAAGGCCGCGAGCAGCCGAGTGGGCGTCGTTCATCGACTGGGTCAGGTGCTGCTGGCGCTTGGCGGCTTCGGACTTGATGCCATGGCCCTGCGTTTGGGTTGCATTCAACTGGGCGATCATGGCGTCCAGCTTGCCTACAGCACCAACTGCTGCTGGCCCGTACACGTCACGGGCGAGGTCAGCCTGGCCGTTGTCCACCAGCGCCTTGGCGCGGCCAACGGTGCGAACCTGGCTCGACAACGGGGCAGTCGTGAAGTTGGCGTCCTGCACCATGGCACGCTGTGCAGCTTTGTGCTTGGCCAGGGCCTCGCTCTGGGCCAGCAGATGGAGCTGGTACTGCTGATTCTGGGCCAGCAGGTTCGCCTTCTGTGCGTCCAGGTCGGCCTGACGGAACGTAGCCTCCAGCTCGCGGTGACGCGCCTGATACTCGGCCTGGCGAGCCAGGTGCAGCTTGTAATCCTGATCTTGCTCCAGGAGCTTCAGTCGCTTGGCTTCCCGCTCGTCATTGGCGATCAGGGCCTGGATCTGCTTCCACTCCTTCAGGTGCTCGGCTTGGGACATCAGGTGGAGCTGGTACTGCTGGTTCTGGGCAAGCAGCTTCAGGCGGTTCGCTTCCACCTCGGCGGCGCGGAAGGTCGCTTCCAGCTCACGGTGACGTGCGGCGTACTCCTCCTGGCGCAGCAGATGGAGCTTGTATTCCTGATCCTGCTCGGCCAGCTTGCGAGCGTAGGCTTCCTTGTTCTGGAGGTTGGCCTCGGCCTGCATGAAGCGGCGGGTCTCCTCCAGGCGGGCCTGCAAGGCGGCGGCGTCCTTGACGGAGCTTTCCAGGATCATCTGCTGGTGGCGCAGCTCGGCCTCACGGTCAAGGGCGATCTTCTTTGCCTGGTATGCCGCGTGATCCGCGAGCATCTTCTCGCGGGTCGCTTCGTCCAGTGCAGCCGACGCCAGCATCCCGGCGCGGTGCTCGGCTTCGACAGCCTTGTCCATGGCCGTGCGGCGGGCCGCGTTGGTCTCCATGATGCGCGCTTGATCCTCCAGCATTTTCTGGATGATCTTGCCCTGGGCTTGATCGACGGGGATGACCGACCCCATGCTGTACGAGGCGCTACCGAACTTGGCCGAGTAGTTCAGTTTGGCCAGGTTCTCGCGTTTCTTCGACTCCTCCACGACCGTGGCGGTCTTCTCTTTCTCGTACCGCTGGACGGCCTCAGCCGCCTTCTTCTCGTCCTCGACCACAGCACGCAGCTTACCGCCCGAGGCGGTAATGACGGCCTGGGCCGTGCTCTGGGCAGTGGACACTTCCGTGCGGGAGGCGTTCTGCGCCAGGGCCTGCATTTCAGCGAGTTGCGCCTTCGCAGCCTTCAACTCTGCACTCAGTGTAGTCAGCTTCGCCGAGGCGTTTCCGGCCCCGCCGACGAGGCCATCTGCGCTCGCCCGCAGGTTGTTGAGGTCGTTCACGTCGGCCTTCAAACCGGCGAAAGCGGCACGCAACTCCTTGAGGTGTTCGAGACCCGGCTTGGTGTCTACACCTAGTCCGATAGTTGAGATGGCGTCGTTCATGAGTTTCCTAGCAGAATTTCGTGGTTCCCGAATCTTACCAGAGTGCAAGCTATCCTGGCAGCAATAAAAAAGCCCTCACGAGGAGGGCTACTTGTTCTTTTCCATCTTCTTCCGGACGTAGTCCATGAAGACGGTATCCATGTCGAGGATCATCCGGAGGTACACCTTGCGATGCTCCTTGCGCCGCTCCCCCAGGATGTCCAGGTAGGATTTGATCTCGCTGATCTGGATCGACTGCACTCCAGCCTGGTTGAACAGGCGCTGCGCGGAGAGGTCTTGGAACATCAGCTTGAACTTGCGGAGTCCTGGCTTGAGCAGGACTCGCTTCTTGAGGGCCAGGGGTGTGACCCCCATGGTGGCCTGCATCTCCAGAAGCGACTTCAGGTGGGAACCCCATTCGAGTTCCCAGGCAAGGTGTTCCCTTAGTTTTTTGCGGCTTCTTCGACCAGGACAGCCTTGAAGTATTCGCGGTTTTCCGACTGGCGCTTCACCCACAGACGGAAGTCATTGTGGGCCAGCATCTCGACGGCGACGGCCTTCGAGTATTCGACCGGCTGGCGCTTGTACTTGACGTGCTCGAAGCCGACCAGGATGGTCTCGGCCATGACTTCCAGCATCAGGCGCTCGGACAGGGCTTCCGATTCCGGGGTGCCCTTCTTCAGTTCTTCCTGGTTTTCCTGGATAGCCTTGGTCAGCGCAGCGCCGTACAGGTCGTTGTTGGCGCGGGCGATCTTGAAGCGGGTCGCACCACGGTAGGTGACCCATGCACCGCCAGTTTCGAGGGCCGCGTCGGTGGCGAACTCATCGAAAATGTCGATCATTTCCAGGACGGCCGAGGCGTTCTTCTGGATGGCGACAGCGGCGTTGATCGAGGTGACGGTGGTGTTCTGGCCTTGGACTTCCATGGTGTATCTCCGGGTAGGTGAATTCGATTAGGTAATACATCTTGCTGATGCAGGGCTGCATCTTACCCCATGGAAAACAATTCCAGCAAGAAAAATAAAAAGGCCCCGGAGGGCCTTTTTAGTCAGGATGTGGGGATTACGCCACGCCCATCTTGTCGATGAAGATCGTCTTGCCGGTTGCGATGTCTTTCAGGCCGGTGAACGGGATCGAGATCATGCAGTCGCTGTCCTTCGAGCCAGCGTTGACCTTGGCGTCGCCGAACTTCATGCCTGGGATGCTGAAGGCATAGCCGTTCTTGGCGTTGTCGCTCAGGACGAAGTTCAGGCTGGTACGGACGTTGTTCAGGAACTTGTCGTACAGCGTGCCATCGGCAAGGTACACGTCCATCGAGCCGGTGACCTTCAGGGTGCCCAGGCCGATGTTGGCGTTACCACGGATGCCGATGCCGTCCTGGCCGCGCAGGGTGTTGTCGATGGACAGGTCGAGCTTCTTGATCGTGGTGCCGGTCATCGGCGAGCCACCTTCCAGCACCTGGCCGACGCCCGTGATGGCGTTCATCACGTCGAAGGTTTGCGACGAAATCGGCGAACCGCCCAGGGCCGTGACGCTCGAACGAGTGCCTTCCTTGCCCATGAATTCGATAGAGCCGGTGACGATGGCGCCGGACGACATCGACAGGTTGATCTTCGATGGGACCATGCCCTTGAACTGGAAGAACTGGTTTACGTCGAGGTGAGCACGCTCGATGGTAAACGACTTTTTGATAACGCCGTTGGTCAAGCGCGAGGTCGAGACCGTAGCGGCCTTGGCGGTGGCGTCAACGACACACGGCGTTGATGGGTCCAGGGTGATGGTGGTGGCCGTGGCAGGGGTCGAGCTGTGGGCGCGGAAGAACTTCTTGTCCATCGCATGACCCGCGCAATTGAACTGGAACCACTGGCCAAGCGAGGGGCCGTTAGCACCCGTGAACGACGAGCTTCCGGTCGGCGCGGTGCCTGCGACGATGGTGGTGGCCGTGGTGGTGGCCTGGAACGAAGTACCGACGCCATTGGTACCGTATGGTGCCCAGATGGACATCAGCGCGGCGCGCAGCAGGGTGTCGAATTCCTTGTACGACATCTCGAAGTTGACGCCGCCAGCAGCCGAAGCACCGGTCTCGATCAGGTCGGTGGTCTGGCGGTCGGACACGATCTCAGCCGACTCGGACTTGGAGATCGAGAACGACAGCGATTCGCCGGTCATACGCAGCTTGTTTGGGTTACCGGCTGGCGTGACGCCGAAGTCGGTTTCTTCGATGAGCCGCAGCTCAACGAGGTTCGATGATGCAAATTCTGGCATGTTCCATCCTTAGATAGTGGGTGTTGTATCGGAGTCTGCGAAGAAAGGAAACATGACCGTCATCGTGTGCCAGCCGCTCTGTTTCTCTGATCTACCGGGCGCTCTACCTGGTTGAGGTTGCCGGGTTTGAACCCCGCCGAACGCCTTAAATTTGAAGTGCTCGATGATCTCGCTCTGGATCACGAGTCGGTCGCGTGTGCCTGTGCCGACCTTTCCCACGAGAAAGACCACAATGTTGCCATGGTAACGCTCATCTGGATTGAAAGCAACATTCTTTTGAGTAACCTCACCCCAGTCGATGGAGAGCACCGCGAAGTTATCAGGCAGGTTGTTCAGGTCAATGTCGTCCTGGTTGTCCAGCTCGACGTGCAGGGGTCGCCCTTCTGCCTGCCATTTGGCTTCCAGAAGGCTCATGTGTTTGATGATGGCGTCTCGAATGTCTACTACGTTCATTTGAACATCTCTCGGTTGCTCCGGCCGATCTGCCGGTAGTGGGCCTGCATGTAATCTCGGGTCTTGCGAATCGGGCCGTACCCCCCGGCGTTCTGCGGTCGCAGCTTGAGCAAGCCGTCCTCGATCTTCCAGGCATAAGCGTCGTCATCGTGGACTGCGCCGTTGGCAAGCCAGAGGGTGTCACCGAGCTTGGCCTTCTCCAGCCTCCCGGCGTTGCGGCTGACCGCGTGCATGATTGCCGGGAGGTCTTCCTTCTGGAACGGGTTCTCGGTCGGGAACCTCATCTCTGGGAAGACGTGCGGTGAGAACGAACCGTCAGGGGTGTTGATGCTCAAGTTGTAGTTGGCCACCATGTCGCCTGAATACTGCGGAGTCCGGAGAGCGGCCTCACGCAGCATCACGTACATCATGTCGATGGCGATCCGCATGACTTCGGCCTCCACCTGGGCAAGCCAGGTGTCCCATTCCCTGAAGACCTGGTCGGCGTTCGTGACCTTAAACATGCCGGAGGTGCAAGGCCCAGACGTTGGCCTGGTCAAGTACCGTGACGACCTTGAACGTGCGGCCCCGCAGCGTGACGGTGTCGGCTACAGTCGGTGTAGTGTCCGATTTCAGCACCATCAGCACGCGGTCGCCCTCCTCGTATTTCGTGGAGTAGGACGACAGGTAGGTGTACTGGGACTGCCAGCGCAGGCTCAGGGCCTGTACGGTCTTGCCGGTGGCGACCTTCTTGTCGGCCAGCTTGTCGTAGACGGTCGAATTGATCGTGGCGGCGATGGCCACCGGATCAGGCAGCTCGTCCACCACAGCAACCTGGAAGCCACCAGCGGACTCGAACGTGTTGCGCACCAGGTGCCACTTCGATTTGAAGTGGATGAGTACGTGGGTCTCCTCGCCGTCCAGGAACGGGCCGGTCAGTTTCGACTGGTCACGGATGTCCTCGGTGGTCGAGAGGTAGAAGTGCAACGACTCGTAGAGCGAGGAGGACTCCTCCGGCTCCTTCATGTCCTTCATCCAGAGACGGCCGACGTGCGCTGTCACGCCGCCGACGCCGGAGATCGCCTGCTCGAACGTGGCCACCCGCGCCACACCATCGACACGGTGCAGCACGTACTTCTGCCGGAGCGGCTCGTCGCCATGGAAGTCGGCGGTGACCTGACCCACGATCCAGTATTCCCCGGCAGCGTGGATCACGCGGCGGGCCGGAATCGCGGTGCCAGGCACCATCGAGAGGATGCGCCGGTCGGCAGACAGGCTGTCCCGCGAGTTGTCGTCGTAGGGCAGGATGCGACCCTTGACCGGCCTGGTCTTGCCGGAGGCGTCCAGGATGGTCATGGTGTCGAAGACGCGGCCCACGTCCGAGAGCTTCATCATGAGGCCACCGTGGCGTCAACGGACGGCGTGGAGACGAGCATGATGGTGCGCGGGGCCGACCGGGTGTTGAGGGTCTCCAGGGCGCTCAGGGCGGCGGTGACGCGGCCCTTGTACAGCTCCCACTGGGTCTTGATGTCCTTCTTCGTGTCCTTGTAGGGATCGGCGAATCGGGAGACTTCAGCCTTGCTGTCCGAGACCGACTTCGGAGCGAACATCGACAAGCTGCCCGCGAGCTGCTTGGCGACGGTGTAGGTGGCGAACAGGCCGGTGCTGCGCAGGAGGCGCTTCTCGTCCTCGGTGCGCGTCTCCTCGGCCTTCTCGGCGATCTGCTTGTACCTGGAGGCCAGGGTCAAGCTGATGTCGTCCAGCTCCGTAGCCAGGTGATCGGCGTACAACGACAGGAGCAAGGTGTCGTCCTTCAGCTCCACGTCGTTGACGCCGAGGACTGCTCGGATGTCGTCAGGGGTGGTGAATCCGAGCAGGTACATGGGTTACTCCCCGTCCACCGCCAGTTTGCCGTTGGCGAGCTGGAACTCGATCCAGCCGGTCATCTCGGCCTTGGTCGGGCGCTCGTTGCTGAAGGTCTTCAGGGTTTCCGGGTCGGTGATTGGGTGGTCGCCGGTGGCCAGGTAGTAGCGCACGCCCACGGCCTTGCGGGCAGCAACCTGCTCGGCGGTGACGCGGGCGATGCGTTCTTCTTCGGTCTCGACGGCAGCGACAGCCACGGCGGCGGTGTCGCCCTTGGCCATGGCTTCAACAGCCTTGCGCTCGCGTTCGAGCTGCTCGGCTTCGGCCTGGGCCTGGGCTTGCGCCTGGGCGTCGGCTTCGAGTTGAGCGGCGAGATCGACGGTCGGGGCTTCTGGTTTGGCGGTCTTGGTCATGATGGGTTCCTGGTGGAAAGGTTGTTCTGTGTAAAGTCGTAGGATGCTGCAAGTGTTTCCGGGAGTCAAGTGCTGGTCGAGAAAAAGGCTCCCCGGAGGGAGCCTTCTTCAGGCCGGCTGTCGCATTACAGCGTCAGCGTCAGCACCTCGAACGATTCGTCAAACAGGCGGTAGACGATCTCGCCGTTGTCGAAGCGCATCTGGGTGGCGCGGCGCATCACCAGGGCTTCGATGGCTTCGTACTGCGCGGTCAGCGACTTGACGCGGTGGATGCCATAACGCTGATCCAGGCCCAGGATCGTGCCAGCAGGCCAGGCCGGGTTCTGCGTGATGAAGATTTTGGTGTTGAAGTCCCACGACGGGTTCATGATCGTCGGGATCGCGTCGATACGCGGCGAGTTCGGGTTGTCGTTCGTGTTGATCGGCTTCCCGGTGCGGTTCTCGATGGCCATCGCGGTATCCAGGTCGGTGATGACGTGGGTGATGCGACGCTTGTTCGAGTTCAGCGCCAGCCACTTGATCCAGGCTTTGTGCGACAGCACGCCAGCTTGGGTGATCGACGCATCGAACGAGTTGGCCTTCTTGACCTTGCCGGTGATGGTGGCCAGGGCAACCATGTCCATGTCGGTGTCGCCTTCGAGCAGCGACATGATGTACTGGTCGGCACGCTCGTTGCGCTCGGTGGCGGCTTGACGGGCAAGTGCCAGGCCGACCAAGTCCATCGAAGTTGCCTTCATGGCTTGTTCCGAGATTTCCAGGCCCAGGCCGATGGTCGGGATACGACGGCTCTGGTCGCTGGCCGTGATGGTCAGCATGGTGTTCGGCAGGGCCAGTTGGCTGGTGGTCTGCGAACGAACGCCTTCCGGACGGCTGAAGTTCAGCACGGCGCGCTCGAAGCGGTCGTGGTTGATCGAGTCATCGACCGCGATCAGTTGCTCGAAGGCGTTCGGCGTGGTTTCCAGGTCGGTCGCCAGCTTGTCTTCGATGGTGGACATCAGCGCAGCCGGGAACAGGATACGCGAGGCCGGGACGGCTTCCTTGACGATGACGCCGCCTTCCATTTTCGGACGGCCGTTCAGCACTTCGTTGACCGAAGCCGAACGGATGCCGAATTCGCGGTTGCCGCCGATGAAGATGCCTTCCGAGGCAAGGATTTGGGTGTACGCCGAAGGCTGCTCTGCGCCGGTCGGGTAGGTCGAGTTCAGGAACTGCTCCAGGGATTGACCCTGTTCAGCCGCCTGCTGGTACATGGACACGGCGATGTCGAGCTTGTGGACTGCGCCGCTTGCGTCACGATATGATGCCATTTTTCTATTGCTCCTGGTGATGTATTAGAACAGGCGTTCGATGGTGGCGAAGGAGCCAACAGCGCCGTTGCCCTTGGTGATTGCCACGACGCGCCATGCGGCTTTACCGGCTTTGGCCGCAGCCTGGTCGGTTGCCTTGCAGACTTTCGGGCCTGGGTCAGGCAGTGCGGTGCCCTTGGCGACCACGGAGCCGACGACGACCATGTCGCCCACGGCGACAGTGCCGGTGCCAGGGGTGGCTTGCAGGCCGTCGAGCACGACGGTCATGAAGCGGTTGTCGCCGCCGACGTACTGGTCGATGGAGCCGGTCGAATAGCCGTCGGTGGTCGCGGTATCGACAGCGATCACGCGGGCTTCGATTGCGTCGCCAGCAGCGGCCAGATCGTAACGGCTGTCGCCGACGAACTTGACCAGCTTGCCTGCTTCCTTATCGTTGAAACGGTCGCCAGGATTGATGCCAGCACCGAGGCGAACCGTGGTGCCTTTCGCGCCGATCAGTGGCTTCATTTGGAACTTTGCCATGTTGCTTTCCTAATAAAAGTGGATGAAGTGGTGGTGTTTAGCTGCGCTTGCGGGTGCCAGCGACAGCGTTCAGACGGGCAATCTCCAGGGAGTCCGGAGCCTGCGCACGGCTGGCATTCGTTTCTTGTGCGGCGTCAACAGCAGCAACACCACCAGCAACGAATTGGTTGCCGAAGTCCTTGGACGCAGCTTCGTGCTGTGCCAGGAGTTCGGTTGCGGACAGCGCCGACAGGTCGGTCTTGTGACCGCCGAGGGCGACGCGCATGTTGGTCAGGGAAGCACGGGCGATTTCCATCAGGCCGTTCATCGACGCCTCGAACTCGGTCACGCGAGCCTTGAGGGCAGCGGTCTCGACGCCTGCGGCGAGCAGGGCGGCGTCCTTGGTGGCGATCTGGCCTTGCAGATAGGCCGTAACGTCGGTAGGGGCGGCTGCTGGAGCAGCGGCTACACTGGGTGCAGCCGCAGCGGCTGGAGCAGCAGCCGGGGCGGCAGCAGCTTCAGCGGCAGGCGCAGCGCCGCCCGTACCTTCGGTGGTCGCTGCCGGAGCAGCGGCCTGTGCAGCAGCGGCAGCAGCCGCAGCTTCAGGGGAAGCACCCGACGCAGCGACTGGTGCGGTTGCTGCCGGAGCCGAATTGGCGCTCGCTTGGAGGGAAGCGCCGGATGCGAGAGCTGCGAGAGCCGCCACATTCAAGACTTTGCGTACCATGGGATATTTCCTCAGTTAAATTTTGTTGAATTGTGGATGACCTTAGTGTTGCTTGTCAACACTTTCTTGCAGAGCGGCAAGCACTTGATCGAACGAGGTGATCGCATCGACAAGTCCTGCTTCCTGAGCTGCCTGGCCGTAGAACTCACGGCCCTGGGCCATCTTGTTGTCGGCGGTCTGCTTGGTCGTGTCGCGCATCGACGCGACGTGCTCGATGAACACGTCGTAGTTCGCGTCCATGCCGTCCTGGAACTGCTCGCGGGAAGCGTCGGTCAGCGGCTCGAAGCGGTTGACCAGGGCCTTGTATTTGCCCGAGCGCATGACCGTGACGTTGATGCCCATGTCGGCATACATCTTCGAGTAGTCCATGTGGGTGGCGATGATGCCGATGGAGCCGACGCCCGACGACTTCGAGGAGAACACCTGGCCAGCCGCGCAGCCCAGGCAGTACGCCGCCGAGAACATGGTCTCGCCGAAGGCCACGACAGGCTTCACGTTGTCGTTGATGTGACGGATCATGTTGGCGGTATCGAACATACCTGCCACAGCGCCGCCGCCCGACTCGATGTCAAGCAGGATGCCTTTCACGCTCGGCGACTGGGCGGCGTACACCAGGGCCTCGCGGATCGCCGGGTAGGTCGAGACCTTGTCGTAGCGGTCCCACCAGCTCGTGGCGTTGGTCATCGCGCCCTTGATGTCGATGACGGCGATGCTGCCCTGCATCGAGAGCAGGTACGGGGGCGGCTCCTCCTTCTGCGCGGTGACCGAGCTGTAGCCCATGGCCGCTTCAGGAATCGGGCGCTCGTGGATCGCCATCAGGCGGGCCACCAGTGAGTGTAGGGTCGATTCCGTACCAGCCCACAGG